ATTTTACATTTTTCAAAATCTTATTACCACTAACAACCTTGATGGTGACATGGCCTTGATATTCAATTCTTGTTGTACTATTATCCATTATTGTCTTCCTCCTCAGTTGTTGTTTGTGTATTCGATTTTATATATGCTTGTGGCACTATAATATTGGTATCGTATGTATTTCTCATGTTCAATCCAGAAATTTCTGGAGCAACGTCTGCAGTGTTTATATCAGCGTTCTTTCTCAACCCAGATGTTTCGGGACCATACGCTCCATGCTTAACAGTATCACTACCTGTGTTATACTTATATGTGGTACCAATGCCTGGTGCTTCTACTGCTGAACTAATATGGACATCGTACCCCGTTGGAATTACATATTTTAGAACTTCTTCAAGAGCTACCCTGTTCTTCAATACAACGAAGGTATAAATGTCTATTCTATGTTCTGTATTGTCTATCACAACACTATAATCGTTCATAGAGTTAGGAACTTTTTCTGCTCTTAAAATAGTTGCTACCGCTCTTTTTATGCCTCTTATGTTTCCTTTGTTCTTTACAATGTAAGGAAATGCTGAAACAATGTATCTCAGCACCTCGCTGTCTATACTAACGTTTGTAAAGAAACCAACCTTTGTAGCATACAATCTCAACATAGAATCATTGATTTTCATTGGGTTGGTTAGGTTTTGCATGGTAGTAATGTCATACATAACGCTACCATGCAAAGTATCTAACACTCTACACATCATTTGAAAATCTCTTGATTTATCTACATACACTTGAGGAACATTATTTTGTAGTCTAAAAACTCCCATCATGCACCTCGTTAGATTATACTTGATTTTATTACGGAAATATCACAGTTTCTCATCTGTGCTATTGTGAATCTGTTATATGGGTTATTGGTGTCCCAGAAAGAATCTGCACTAAATGGGTCTGTTATGGCTACATCTTCATCTACTCTGTAAGATTTATCGTAGACTGCTTTCGGGTTTATTTGCGCCCATCCCCCTATGGTTGTCTCAGCGCTTTGTCCACCTTCTATTTCATACCCGTTGTAGAATTTTAATTTTCCAATATGGACAGAGCAGTTGTCACTAGTTGCACCTTGATTGTAGGTTATTTTAATGGTTATATAATCATTATCATCTGTGTGGGATGCTAAGAAGTATGTACCCTTTTTAACACCAGTAACCCCTCCTTCTGTAACTCTCGGAACGGTTTGTGTACTGCTACCATTTGTTACACTTATGGATTCGACCATTAAATCTGTTCCACCCACAATTATAGGAATAACAGCGTCATCTGTTGTGCTGAATGAAAAAGTATGTGTATCTGTATCTCCTTGGTAGTCACTTGGAAGCGTCCCACTTGGTGGAGTTCCGGGGTCATCCACAATATACTCATCTATTAAATTTTTATCTTCTAACGAGATACTATCATTCCATTGGAAAGATACCATGGAAGCTGGGTATGTCACCTTACCGGCAGAATCAAGTGCAGTCATATCTACACTTTCACCACCGGATCTTATTACCGGGGTGTTAAATAGAATGAAATTACCGGATCCAATCGTCGCCGGCTGTGCTGCGGGTGTGCTATGTACGCTGACTGTTACAGACTGACCGGCCTTAAGCAATTGTGGTGCTACTGTCGAAGAGTTCAGGTCGAGTCTTGATCTTATACTGTACTGGACTGTACTTGTTGAAGCATAAGGTGTGGTGCCTATAATGATTTTCTGCCCATTTTCAAGGGGTTTATATTTATTATCTATAGACAGTGATTCTGCTGGGTCTTCTTCTCTATTATCATTAAACTTCACCACTGCACCCTCGCTTGCAATTATGAAGTCCTGTTCTATCAAGTTCAGAGAGGTAATGGGTGCAATAAAATTATACCAGTCTATGTCTTCTAATTCCTCTGTTACATTATCAACATCAAGTGAAATTACAGGGCAAGAAATATCATATGTTAAGTTGCCGCGGGTTTGTATCTCAATCTTCGTGCCACTACCGAGAATAACTAAGCCGTTTTTATCTGCATCTGTATACAAGAAATACTCGTCTTGATCTAACACATATGAATATGTTTTAGTATCATTTGATGTTGTTTCATCTTTTTCAAATAAAGTGTTCGTGGAATTATTCAATAGCCAGTAACAATTCAGGTTGTTTACTTTTACCGTGGAACTGCCGTTAAAAGTAATCTGGTTTAGTTCCATCAACTCTATGGTATCTGCCTGACCTAGAATAGCATATGAACTCATGTTCCCCTCTATATCTATAGAGGATTTGATCACGCTTCCTATCGGCAATGTTTCTTCAACAGTTCTTCCGCTGCTTTGCCACTTTAAGTTTATTTCCCTATCTATTGTTGATACGGTACCCTTAGAAATAGCACTTCCGTTATTCTTATATTCAACGTGATATGTGTACGTTTTTGTAGGTACATAACTTGGACTTGTAAGCATAATGTGCTCGTTTGGCTGAACTTCGTGACCTGCGCTACTAAGAGTTATACTTGCAAGAGTTTTAATTGTTTCTATATCTTTGTGAATAGATTGTATTTCTTGACCAAACTTAAAATCAAAGTCCTCTGTAAAATTATAAAGTTGGCAATTACCATTTGCTATCAGTGTTGCAAGAATAGCGTTTCTCTCTGAACTGAGCTGTGCTGTGTCTGAAAGAATTATTGTATTAGCAGAATCGGCTGTACCCTCTTTTTCATTGCTAAACATGATGTATGCTTCATAAGAAGGTTCATCAAGAATGACTGACTTAATTCTTGGGTCTGCACCTTTTATAACTTCTATAAGATAATCATATTCTATTGGTTCACCAAAATTAACTTCTCTTGCATTAAAGTTTTTATAAAGGGCATTTTCGACTTTACTCTTTATGTCCTTTGCATCTTCCTTTGTAACCTTTGCATAGGTAAGTAATTTGCCTTTCAAGTCATAGAAGTTCTTTATAATAAATGGTTTTGGTGTTTCTGGTGTGGTGTCAATAAAATCATGCTGACACAGACTTAAATAGGAATATTCATCTGGTTCTATTGGATTGATTACTTGTTCTATCTCCGGATAATTGTCATTTACTGTAAAGGATTTTGCATATCTCTTTGCATCAATCACATTACTCATAGGAGCAAGAATATAAAGACCTAAATCAAACGCAGTCATATTAGGCTTGCTGTCTGTTTGGTCCACTACTAGTTCTTTATCGTTACCCTCTAATGTAAGAGTGATAACTTTGTGTGAATTGTTTATATCGTTGGTTCTGTCTGAAACCACTGCATTAGAAGCAACCGGATTATTTGAACTGTCTACAATGTTATAGATGGCATTTTCATAATCCCTACAGGTAACAAGGGTATCAAACGAACCAATTGTCTTCTTATAATTTTTGTATGCGCTTCTTAAACTCTCCGGGTCAGATCCATCAAATGTAGAATATGGATTGTATACAGTAATATCTTCACTGTTAACAATTACATCTGCTGAATCTTTCAGTTCTTCTCTAAACGAATCAATGGTGTTGGATGGTATATTACCAGCCTCTCCATGGGACTGAATGTACTTAATAATAAGACCATTTCCAATTAACTCTGCAATATCTTGTGGAAACTGCACAAAGCAAGTATTAGAATTTGGAATAACACCAAAACTGAATATCTTTTGACCGGAATCGTGGGATTCAAGGTTATGTACTTTTACCCATTCCTCACCGTTTGCAACAGACGTATCTGGATCACTTGCATCATAATTATAAATAAATATTCCATTTTCAGCAACCATAGAATCATTGAAATACAATCTGAAATCTGCATCCAGTGCATTCAATGTTACTATATTATACCCGTTGATCTCAAAATTAACAATAACACCTTCGATAGCATTTGCTATATATACTTTGCCTTTTTCTCTAATTTCTTCTTCAGGATCAATCAGAGTGTATACATATTCCCCAGTGCTGTCTGTTACCATTGTGAATTTCTTAACAGGAATTGTTATATTTTCTCCGAGGTCTTTCTTGTAAGAATAACTAATTTTAGTAGTCGCAGACCTGTACCACTTCATCTCATATCCGAGAGCATCGTACAACTGTCTTGCATTGCCATATTGTGAAACGGAAATAGGGAATGTTTCAAGAACATTCTTATCAATCTGATAGTTCTCTTTGTCTGCAATAATAGCGTTTTCTTTTAAGAGAACAACACCGGGGTCGGATTCGTTGGATATGGTCGGGTCCCATTTTGGAGTAAGTTCCTTCACCATATCCAGTTCTTCACTGTAGATGCTATTAAAATCTTTATTTGTGTATGAAATACCACTAGCAGGGTTAGTGTATGCTTCGTTCATAAATTTTGTGTTTCTCATATAATTTCACTCCCTGTAAGTGTAATGTCGTACATATTTGTCTGATAATCAATCAAATTTGTTGCCTTTATATTTATATATACGTTTGTTCTATCTGATGTCACTTTTATGTTCTTTCTTTCTAAAAGAACTTGTGGCATGAATTGCAGTATTGCTGTATAAATACTATCAATTACCAAGTCCCTCAAAACCACATCATTTTGTTCAAATAAGTATTTTTTTAATGTTGTTCCAAAATATGGGTCTCCAAACAGTGATGTTTTCTCAGATAAAATCATTAACTTCAAATTACTCGCCGTCGCCTCGTGGTCCTCAAAAATGTTTGTCTTAGCCTTCATAAACATGTTTGGAAATGCTATTGATTTTATCATATCATATCACCTCTCCATTTATTCGGTCAATAGTGGCTGAAATACTAGATATCTGTTCATTCAATCTATCTATTTGGTCTTGTATGTTATCTCGTAGCCCCAATAGAAAAGATATTTGTGATGCTTGCACATCACCAATTGTCGTGTTTTTCGGCAGCTGTGCAGATGTGTATTCGTCTGACAAGTTATCATAAAAACTTAGCGTTTGCAATACAGCATTTGCACGGGTGTTAGTAATGTTATCACTATTTACATCATAAGCATTTGTATTTGTAATTAACTGCCCCATTATTACTGGGCTGTTGTATTCATCATTCTCAAAGACTACAAATACGATATCTCCCTTTTGCACAGTATTCGTAAATCCAGGTATACCACAAACTGAAGCCGATGGCAAAAGATCGTCTGGTGTACATTGGGGAGACCCCTCTACACCGTGTATAATGGGTATTCTTACAATATATTTATTTTCTTCATTTGGTCTTTGAGATTTACCGACTACTATTGCTTTAAGTATCACCCTTCATCACCTGCAATTCTTGTAAGTGATAGTTGTGTCCTGTAACCACCCACTCCAACAGTATCAACCTGACTCGTTATGATATATGTACCAGATGACACATGCTTGCGACCATAAAAGAATACATTTACTTTTAGATAGGTCATCAATATGGCTGGTTTTAATAAGCCTTTTATTGTTAGCTTGGCTGTAATTGGGTACTGTGTCATTTTCGTCCACCAAGTCTTATCTGTCTCTGTTGTTCTATAAAACTCAGATGTCCTGCTCAGAGTCGGTGAATAAATAATATCCATCTGACCTTTGTCATTTATTCTATAATTATACTCCGACTGCCCAATCTTTTGACTATAATTATACAGTATTGAATATGTTTGGTTGTTATCTATCGTAAATGAAACCACATTGCTATTTAATGGAAACCCGACATCCACAGTATAAATATCCACAGAATTTGTTTCCTGTATATTTCTAGCCACTCTCTGTATCTTGAAATATGGACCACCAAACACACCAGTATAATCATCATACATAGTCATAATATACTTATTTCCCTGTACTAACTCAGAATCACTGATAGATGATTGGCTTGTCATGCAAGATATAAGATATTTCAGATAGTCAAGAATATTTATATTGGACTGTGCTTCAATGGTTACTTGTTTATCATCAGACGCAATCAAACCCTTCTGCTTCACAAGTGCATGGTCTCTCATCCCATAGTAAACATCCAGTAAACCATACCTTGTATCATACAAGATTTCTTCAATTACCTCACTCGGTTTTGCTACACGCTTACCAAAAAAGTATGTACCAGCAGTAAGAGCAACTGAATCACTAACGCAATTTATGTTATATGTAATACAACTGCTCCTAAAATCAAAGTCCTGCGTAACTTCTGTGATTGTTGCTGTTTCCTCTTTATAAATGAAAGTGGGTGAAGAATAGTCACCATAACTCAATACAATCTTTCTTGTTTGGGAAACTGTTCCTAATATTCTATCTATTAAGTTTGGGTCGTCACCTGGTTTTACTGCATATCTTAAAACCAGAGTGTAACTATTTACCTCTCCGTTTAATTTGGTGGCGGTCAGACTTTCGGTGAAGTTAGGATATAATGTTGTTACTTTTCGTGAATACCCTGATTCATCAACAATATTCCTTGATTTTCTGTCAAACACGCCGAAGGAATAGTCACCTATGGTAGCAATTATAAACGGTGTTTCTACATGAACACCTGAACTAAATAAGCTAATTGCCATATTGCTACCTCTCTATCTAATCAAATTGAAAAACTAATATTACTCAACGTAGGAACCTTTATCTCTGTCCCTATCTCTATGTTTATAAATGGGTCTTGTATCTTGTTAAAATCACATATAACCCAGTACAGTGTTGGATTATTATAATACTTTAATGCGATACTATCAAATGTATCATTCTGCTTTGATTTATGTATAACATATGATATATCATCTTTTAAATATGCAGTAGTACCATATATATACTTACTGTCATTTGTATCATAGTAGTATGGAAAACTTGCATATCTCGATATATACTCATAACTTCTATATGACTTATCTACTAAATTATCCATTACATACCTCAGGATTTATACAACGATCTTTCCAGAGTTCTTGATAGACCTCTAAATGAACCTGTGTTTACAACAGTTTCTGCATCATATGGATCGACCTCTGAAACGGTAAATTGAATTTCTACACTTGCATATTTACCATTGTCAAGCATCGGAAGACCATATGTAACTGTAACGCCATTTGTAACAACACCCTTAATGAACAAATCGTTTCCAAACCTTACAGCAACCATCGGTGGGTCTACCATCTTACTCGCCACTGCATATCTAGGGAGGGCGGACGCTTGCAAACACTTTATAATAGTATCGACATAATCATCACCTATCTCAACATTCAAGTCACTTACACCGAAGTTTATTTCCTCGAACATGTCCCTTCGTAAGGACAAGTTAATAGATACAGAACGAGGACCTGAATAGCTATAAGAAAATATAGGTGCTGTTCTCATAAGGATGTTTGTAGTAGCAAAAGATGTTGCTAACGTATCTGCTATTTGCTCTGGTGGGGATGGAAGGACTACAAATTTGTCAAGATGATATAAGTAAATATAATTGTTTATAAAGTTAATAGTCTGCATTATATCACCTGACCTCTTGTTATAATTTCCTCTGTTTCTCTATCCACAAGGCCGTTTTTGTCTAACTTTGTTATTAAATATCTGGTATTTAGAATTGTGTTAAGAATAAAATCTTGTATGTTGTCATCCCATACACCCCGCCTGTATGGTTTTGTATAGACTGATCCATTTGCTTTTCTGAACTCATTAGAAGAGATATATTCTTGAACTCTTATAATATTTTCGTTAATAGGATCAACACCACATATGACACCCAATAATAAATATTGAATTAAGGTATCGCTAAATGCATATATATTACCGTCGTTAAAAAAGTTCATTTTTGGTGTTGTTATCATTCCAACTAGATTTTGCGGAACCTCAATCACATTCTTATCATCGGGATTGTTACTAGCGGGTACCAGAGATTTATGAATATTTATGTTTCGTGTATTGGTATTTATAATATTAGCACAATTACCCTCAAATACAACAACAGAAGATTTATTTGAAGATGGTACTTTTATGAGAAGTCTTAAAAACTTCTCGTACTGCCCTAAAAACTCTGCCTCGGTACCAGTACCACCAGAT